AAAAATTTAATGACCTACAAACAACTAACAACGGAAATAACAAACTTACTGCAAAGTCATGCAATGATAAACACAGTAAGGTTTGCGACTCCAGTAGAGTGGTTAAATTGGGATGATCAACCTGTTTATCCTTTAGCTTCTTTTGCAATAAATTCAGGGGGTTATAATATAGGAAGGGAACAGTTGTTTAATGTTCAAATGTGGTTTTTAGATAAAAGCGGAGTAGAAGGGGAATTTGAAACTGAAGTAACTTCTGATATGCATAGCATAGCAGCTGATATAGTTAGCAAATTAAGGAACGGATACAATCCTTACACAATAGATCCACAAATAAGTTGGACCGGAATAACTGAAAAGTTTGAAGATTATTTAAGCGGTGTTCAATTAACTTTTAATATTAGTTTAGTATCTGATTTTGATGCTTGTTCTATTCCTGAACCTACTTATTTAACTACTGAATTTGAAGATAATTTATTAACTGAAGATAATATAAATATAATTTATGAGTAAAAAAATTAGTGAATTAGGCACAGCTACAACTATTACAGGAACTGAATTAGTACCTGTAGTTCAAAGTGGCGTAACTGTACAAACAACTGTACAAGGATTAAAGAAATATAAAGTTTATGCAGCTTTATTTTCACAAGTTGGAACAGCTGTACCAACTGTAACGGTATTAGAAAATACTATAGGAGCAATAAATGTAACTTATGGTGCTGCTGGTAGATACTACTTAAATTCAGCTGCTTTGTTTACCGGAACAGTTCCTTTAATTGTTAGACCTATGGGATTTGAAAATGAAATAAATTTTGATGAAGCATGGGGAACTTATTATGGAGTTAGAAAAGGTAGCAGTAGTGAAATAGTTATAGAAACAGGTAGACCAGGTTCAGGCAGAGAAAATAGTTTGTTATTCAATCAATTCATAGAAGTAAGAATGTATAATTAAGTTATTAAGAAGTTATGAAAAAAATACTAATAGCAGTTTTTTGTTTTTTAAGTTTATTCAGTAAAGGGCAAGTTTATCAATCTATGCCGCAATACGGTTATGCAGCTCACAGGATGAGCTTTGATAGCACTTTGCAGATACCTACTTTTTGTGGTGTACCTACATTAAAAAGCAATGTGTTAAAATTTGGTGCTATTGCTTTTGATTCATGTAATAATAGATTTTACTTTTATAATCCTAAAACTGCTATTTGGGATACTATTAAAGGCGGTGGTGGTTCTAGTGATACAACTTCATTAAGCAATAGGATAAATTTAAAGCTTAATATTTCAGATACTTCAGCTATGCTTACAAAGTATTTACGAAAGATTGATACTACAAATAAATTCGTTAATAATATTACAAGGACTTTAGGCAAGGATTCAATAATATATTTTATAGGTAGTAATAGATATGCGATTAAAGATAGTGTAGGAACTAATCCAGCTCCTGTTGGTTATTATGGAGCATTTGATGATAGTACTACACAATCAGCCGTATCAATAAATACTGCATATCCAATTAAATTAAATAGAACAACATTATCTAATGCTGTAACTATTGTAAATAATGGAAGTGGGCAACCTACTAGAATAACAATTAACAATAGTGGAATTTATAACATTCAATTTTCATTGCAACTAGAAAAAACTGGTGGTAGTGGAAATATGACAGCAGATATTTGGTTAAGAGAAAATGGTATAGATGTGCCAAATTCAACAGGTAAAGTAGTATTAACAGGAAGTGCTAATGCATCACCAGTAGTAGTATCATGGAATTATGTAATTAATGTTGTTGGTGGTTATTATTATGAATTAATGTGGTCAACTTCAAATTTAAATGTTGAAATAGTTGCATCTGTTGCATCTTCGCCACATCCAGCAACACCATCAGCAATATTAACTGTTACACAACAATCGGGAATAATGGCAGGTACAGGAATGACTGCTCTTAATGGATTAACAGGAGCAGTTCAAACATTTGCTTTAGATTCTACAAATACAACTTTTAAAATAACATCTTCAGGAACTGCACATACTTTTAATATACCTAACGCTTCAGCTTCAGGAGTTACAAGGGGATTAATTTCAAATACACAATACACTACTTTTAATAATAAAATAGGAAGTAGTGATACAGCTACAATGTTAACTAACTATGCTAAAAATTCGGCAGTAAATTTAAAGGTTAATATTTCAGATACTGCTTCAATGTTAACAAACTATGCAAAGAATTCAGCAGTTAACTTAAAAGTAAATATTTCAGATACTGCTTCAATGCTTACTAAATATATAAATTTAGCAGGAACAGGATTAACTAAAACATCTCAAACAATAGCTAATGATTTATCTACTGGTGTTAGTGGTGGTCAATCAGTAATAGGTGGTACAGCTGCAAGTAATTCTCTTACTTTATCTTCAACATCTAATGCAACAAAAGGAAAAATAATTTTAGGAACTGCAAGTGCTTATGATCAAGCTAATGATAGATTAGGAATTGGAACAACATCTCCACAAAATAACTTTGATGTAATAAGAGGAACAGCTGGAACAATGACAAGGTCTACTTATGAAAGTGGTTCATTCAGTTATAATAATGATTTAAAAATAGGTGTATATACATCAAGCTCAAACTCAACACATGGAGCAGGATTAAGTTTTGGACAAACAAACTTAAAAGCTAATTCTAATCAATATTACCCTGGCTTTGATTTACAATATGTTTACGGTTCATCTATTGGTTCAAATGCAATTCGTTATAATTATACGGAAAGAAATTCATCTGGAACTGTTATAAATTATGCTGCTAATTTAATGCAAATTTATGGAGATGGAAAAGTAGTATTTAGTCCAGTAGTATCAGGTGTAACTACAACTACAAAAGTATTAATAAATACTTCTACTGATGCAGGTTATACTTTAGATGTAAATGGAACTACAAGAGCTACACAATTCCAATTATCAGCATTAAACACAGCCCCAGCAACTGCAACTTCTACAGGTACTTTAGGAGAAATAAGAATAGTAAATGGAGCTATTTATGTATGTGTAGCGACCAATACTTGGCAAAGAGCATTATTGACAACTTTTTAAAATATAAAAATGAAACAAATACAACCAATTCAGATTTGGGCAAATGGTCATCCAACAGAAGCTACTAAATTAAATTTAAAAATAGTATCTGATAATTTAAATAATAGTGCTGTTATTTATTATGAATTATTAAGTAAAAATAATAATGCTATTTATGAAAATGAATATAATAAATTAAGTGAAGGGAATTTAACTATTGAAGGCGAAGAATATTTAAATTGGAATGGCGGAAACAATGAAATTTATACATTATGTGCAACAAAATTAAATCTTACTTTGATATGAAGCATTTAGACCTTATTACTATTTGGGGATTATCAATAGGAACGTTTTTAACTTCTTCCCAAGTGCTTGGGTTCTTTGCTATTGCAGCAAGTTTATCAAGCATCATTAACAACTTACCTGGAGTTATTAAATTCATCAAAAAATATATAAAATGAAAAGTTACAAAACAAGTTTAGTGGGTTTATTATTAGCTGTTATAGTTGCAATTCAACCAATCGTAGAAGGTACAGGTTACCATTTAGACGCTGCTTCTATAAGCAAATTAGTGTTTGCAGGAACTTTAGCTGCTTTAGGTTTCTTGTCAAAAGACCATGACGTTAGTGGAAAATAAAAAAAGGAGCTAGTAGAAACTAACTCCGATTACCTCATTCAATTTTAGATCCATCTTCGGAAATACTCCGTGCTGCAAATATAATAAACTTATTTAGATGGCAAAATATTTTTTACTTTTATTTTTGTTAGCTTCTTGCTATTCAGTCAAGATAGCAAATAAGCAATTAAATAAGGCACAGGAAACCTATCCTGAAGCTACTTCAAAGAAATGTGCTTTGTGGTATCCTTGCGAACCATTTAAATCCGTTTCTGATTCAAGTCAATACAAAGCATGGATTAATCAAGTAGACAGCTTAAATCAGCTTAAAATAGACACTTTAATAAAGTTTGACACAGTTGTCAAGTATTCCTTGATCACTGATTGTCAAAAAATAGTGACAAAGTACAGGGATATTATTCGTAAATATCCGATAATACACGATACAATATACAAAATAGATAATGCTAAATTAATTAGTATTACTATTGAAAGGGATAATGCTCTTATAGAAAGGGCAAAGTATGAGGTCAAGTATAAGGTATTTTTAAAAATATCTTTTTGGTTATTATTATTTTTAATTTTAATTATAGCGTATGTTATCAAGCATAAATTGTATTAATCTTATTAAGAAGTGGGAAGGATGTAAGTTAGAAAGCTATAAATGCAGTGCAGGACATTGGACCATTGGATTTGGTAACACTTTCTATGAAGATAATACGAAGGTAAAACAAGGGGATAAAATAACACAAAAAAGAGCTGAAGCGTTGCTTATTAATTTACTTCCAAAGTTTGAAAGTATTGTGAATAAGAAAATAACTATATCTTTGAATCAGAATCAATATGATAGTTTAGTTTCTTATACATGGAATACAGGCGGTTCAAGTACTTTGTTTAGTATGATTAATAAAAAAGCAAGTGATAAAGAAATAAGGGAATGGTTTGAAACTAAATACATAAGTGCAAATGGGAAGGTTTTAGAGGGATTAGTGAATAGAAGAAAAGAAGAAGCAAACCTATACTTTACAATATGACTTTAAAACAAGTTAGAACAAACCGCAAACGTTTATTTTTTGACATTGAAGTAAGTGCTAACATTGGGTTATTTTGGCAGTCAGGATTCAAACTGAACATTGGTCCTGAAAGCATTATAAAAGAAAGGGCAATCATTTGTATTTGTTATAAGTGGGAAGATAGTAAAGAAGTACATTCTTTAGAATGGGATAGTAAGCAATGCGATAAGAAGCTATTAGAAAAGTTTGTTAAGATAGCAAATGAAGCTGATGAATTAGTAGGGCATAATGGGGATAGATTTGATTTGTCTTGGATTAGAACCAGGTGCTTATTCCACCGAATACAAATGTTTCCTAAATACGTTACCATTGATACATTAAAAATAAGTAGATCAAAGTTTAAATTCAATTCAAATAAGTTAGATTATATAGCTAAATTTCTAGGTGTAGGACAAAAGATAAAAACCGACTACGGAATGTGGAAAGACATAATGCTCAATAAGTGTAAAGCATCCATGGCTAAAATGATAAAGTATTGTAAAATGGACGTGATTGTTCTTGAAAAAGTGTTTAAAGAATTATCAATACATATTGAAGCAAAAACACATTATGGCGTTACCTTTGGAGCTGATAGGGGAAGTTGTCCTGAATGTGGCAGCGATGAAATAACAATAAATAAAAGAAGAACGAGTGCAACTGGAGTTAAGAAAATACAATACATCTGTAAAACTTGTTTTAAAACACATACAAAAACCGATAAATGAGAAAAATAATAGACAGTTTATTAGCTGTATATCCAATGAGTGAGAGAATAGCATTATTAGAATCTATGTGCAAACAATACCGTAGGCAAAATTCTATAAGAATAAATGAAAAGCAAATGGGGCGTAGAGTAGATGAAGAACGACCTGATTTAGAAATCCTTAAAAATAAAAACTAATGGATGAAATTAAAGAACCAACTGAAGAAGAAATAATTCAAGAAGAAGAACTACTACTTGAAGGTGAGGTTGAAATGACCACACGAGCTGATTATATTAGTTGTGCATTCTATGCTATTTCTGCTATTGAAGGAATGGACACTGGTATAATGAGCAAAGAAGGTGCAAGGCGAATAAAAAGAATATTACGTAAATCATTAAGAATAATTGATGACTGCATTAATGAGATGCATGATGAATTGTTTGAAGAAGATACTGAAGATTAGGCGGGTTTTTTTCATAGGTTTTGTTTAGTTCCGGACTGATATTTCTATATCGGTCCTTTTTTTTACCCTACTTTAGATATATTTCTTTTTATAATAACTAAATGTTTATAGGGCTTT